AAATTTAAGCCAGATCAAAGATAAGTACAAAATAATATATAACAAAATCTTTGTACTTTATTCAAAGAGCCAAGATGAATACATTTGTACCTATAATGTAGACTTTGGAAATGTCTCAGCATTCCTCGAAAATACTATTCTAGTTCATAGAAAAAAAGAAACAAACACACTTTATACTATTAATGCTCTAAATACATTAATTAAACAACTTAATGGTGGAGTATTAGATACAAACTATAAAGTAGATTGGGCTGATTATAGAAATTGTGTTTTGTTAACTAAAGGCCCGGAATTAAAAAGGATTAATACTAAACTTTTTCGTATAATAGAGTTGGATAATTAATCTTTTTTTCTTATATTAATTAAATAAGTTATAAAATAATAAAGTTATGGATTTAAAAGCTATAAAAGCTAAGCTCGGTGAGCTAAATAACTCCTCTGGAGACCGAGAAAAAAAGGACTACTCAAAGATTTTTTGGAAACCTGAAATAGGTAAACAAGTAGTTAGAATTTTACCATCGCATTTTGATCCTACATTTCCATTTAAGGAATTAAAATTCCATTATGGTGTAGGTAAATATCCTATGGTAGCATTATCGAATTTTGGTAAACAAGATCCGGTAGAAGAATTTGTTAATGAGTTAAAAAAGACGTCTGATAAAGATAACTGGTCATTAGCAGGTAAATTAACCCCTAAAACTAGAGTATTTGCTCCTGTTATAGTAAGAGGTCAAGAAGACCAAGGAGTAAGATTATGGGGATTCGGTGTAACTATCTATAAAGCGCTTCTTGCATTAGCTGAAGATGAAGATGTAGGTGATTATACAGATGTAATTAACGGTTGGGATTTAGTAGTTGAACAACAACAAGGTAATCCTTACCCTACTACTACCGTAAGAATCAAACCTAAACAAACTCCTCTATCAGATAATAATGATTTAGTGGAAACTTGGTTAAAAGAACAACCAGATCCTAATGAGGCGTTTACACAGTATGATTACGAGTTTATTAAAAAACAACTACAGAATTATCTTAACCCTAATGCTGAAGAAGTTAATACTCCTCCGGCACAACCAACTGAAACTACTAAGTCTGACTTTACATTAAGTACAGCAGGTGGTGGAAATGATAAGGTTAGCAAATTCGACGATTTATTTAACGAATAATAAGTATGGCGAAAACTAAAAAAGAAGTTATGGAAGCCGCATCTGCGGTAGTCAAGAAAAATTTTGACTTAGGTAAGTTCAAAAAGAAGAAAGGATTTTCTAATGCATCCGTAAAATTTAAAGAGCAAGGATGGATACCTTTATCTAAAGCATTCCAAGATATCACATCATTACCTGGTATACCTACTGGGCATATCACGTTATTACGTGGTCATAGTGATACTGGTAAAACTACAGCTTTAATAGAAGCTGCTGTTAGTGCTCAAAAAAGAGGAATCCTTCCTGTTTTTATTATTACTGAGATGAAGTGGTCGTGGGATCATGCAAAAGAAATGGGATTAGAATTAGAAGAAGTTACAGATAACGACGGAGATATAAAAGATTATGAAGGTTTCTTTTTATATGCTGATAGAGGTACTTTAAATACTATTGAAGACGTTGCAGCTTATATGGCTGATCTTATGGATGAGCAATCGAAAGGAAACTTACCTTATGATATTTGCTTCTTATGGGATTCGGTTGGTTCTGTACCTTGTGATCTTTCAGTTCGTTCTAATAAGAATAATAATGAATGGAACGCAGGTGCTATGTCTACTCAATTTGGTAATAATTTAAACCAAAAGATTTTACTTTCTAGAAAATTAGGTAATCCTTATACTAATACATTAGTTGCTATTAATAAAGTATGGACTCAGAAACCTGAATCACCTATGGGAATGCCGAAGTTACAAAATAAAGGTGGTATGTCTATGTGGTATGATGCTACTTTAGTAGTTACTTTTGGTAATATTACTAATCCTGGTACGTCTAAAATTAAAGCTATTAAAGACGGGCTTCAGGTAGAGTTTGCTAAAAGAACAAATGTACAAGTAGAAAAGAATCATATAGGTGGAGTACAGTCTAGAGGAAGAGTAGTAATGACTCAACATGGATTTATTCCTGACGATAAAAGAGCAATTGATAAGTATAAAAATCAATATAAAGACCATTGGTTAAAGTTAGTTGGTAGTGTAGATTTTGATCTTGTAGAAGAAGGAGATTTAGAAGAAGAAAAAATTACTACTAATTTACTAGACTAATGAGCTCTAAATATAATAATATTCTTAATAATCTTAAAGAAAAACCACCTCAAGAATTAAATGATAATATCATGGTTATTGATGCCATGAATACTTTAATCCGTAGTTTTTCATTACTAAAAGCGATGAACCCTGATGGCTATCATATTGGTGGGCTAGTGGGGTTCTTACGCTCTCTTGGATTTTTAGTAAGAACATTTGAACCTAGTAGAGTATTAATTATATGGGATGGAAAAGGAGGTTCTGCTAATCGGCAGAATATTAATCCTGATTATAAAGCTCAAAGAGCTAATACAAAAATAACACATTGGGGTCTATACGATACCAAAGCAGAAGAAACAGAAGCATTAATAGGTCAGTTAAATAGATTAAGAGACTACCTTGATTGCTTACCAGTTCAACAAATTATGATGGAGAAACTGGAAGCGGATGATATTATGGCTTATATAGGTAAGCAAGCTTCTATTTCTAATGTAAAAAAATTAACTATTGTTTCTTCAGATAAGGATTTTATGCAGTTAGTAGACGATACTGTAGAAGTATATGCACCTATAAAAAAGACTCTTTATACAAAAGAAAATATTAAAGATGCTTTACAAGTTGTACCTGAAAATTATAATTTAGTTAAAGCATTATTAGGTGATAATTCAGATAATTTAAAAGGAGTAAAAGGGTTAGGTATAAAAACTATAATATCGGAATTTCCTAAGGTAGTTAGTGATCCTAATACTGATTTAAATTATGTATTTGAAGTATGTGAAAAAAATATAGAAGGTAAAAAAATATTTTCAAAAATTATTAATGAATGGACTAAAGTTGAAAATAATTTTGAAATTATGAATTTACACGAAACAGTGTTGGATGATAAAGAAAAAAATCATATATTAGAAGTAATGAAAGGTCCAATACCTGATCTTCAAGCAGGAGCATTTCTTCATTTATTAGATAATGATAAAATAGAAGGAATTACTAAGAATACAGAAGGTTGGTTAGAAACCTTTAGAAAATTAACAGTTTATAAAAGATAGGTTATATGACATTACAGAAATTATCAGCATACGGTAAAGGATTTCAAATAAAAGTACTAGGAGCGTTACTTACCCAGAAAGATTTCTTAATAAATGTTAGAGATACCTTAAAATCTGAATATTTTGATACTGATACTCATAAATGGGTAGTTGATAAAGTATTAAAGTATTTTGATAAATATAATACTACCATTACTATGGATGTTCTTAAAGCAGAACTTCAAAAAGTAGATAATGACGTATTAATGACAGCTTTAAAAGAAGAGTTAAGAAACTCATATGCTGCATCACAAGAAGATTTAGACTACGTTGAAGAAGAATTTACTTCTTTCTGTAGAAATCAGGAAATGAAATCTGCTATTTTAGATTCTGCTGACTTACTTAAAAGTGGCGACTTTGATGGTATAAGAAACCTAGTTGAAAAGGCTATAAAAGCCGGTATGGATAAAAGTATTGGTCATGAATATAATAAAGATATTGAATCACGTTATCGTGTTGACTACCGTCCTACTATTCCTACTCCTTGGCCTATCCTTAATAATGGTATCCAAGGTGGGTTCGGTCCTGGGGATTTGGGTATCGTTTTTGGTAGCCCTGGTGGCGGTAAAAGTTGGACTATGGTTGCTATTGCCGCTCATGCTGTTCAGCTTGGGTACAAGGTTAATTATTATACTTTGGAACTCGGAGAAGATTATGTAGGAAAACGTTTTGACTGTTATTTTACAGGATATGGGATAGAAGAAGTAAATAAACATCGTAAGGATGTAGAAACTCATATAGATAACCTTAAAGGTAAGTTGATTGTAAAAGAATATGCTCCTAAACAAGCTAGCATTAGTACGATTAAAGCTCATATACAAAGATGTATGGATTTAGAGCATAAACCTGATTTAGTAATAATCGATTATGTTGATTATTTAAAAGCACCATCTAGAGGAAAATATAGTGAAAGAAAAGATGAAATAGATGATAGTTTTATTGCTGCAAAAGGATTAGCAAAAGAACTTAATAT